AGCGTGCCGTTGCCGGTGCCGTCGAAGCCTTCCCAGAACACATTCGCGCCGAGGCCGGTGAGCGAAGGAACGAGGGAGCCTTCAGTTGAGCCAGTCGAGGACATTCCAGCTTTGCAAACGACCATGTAGGTATTGCTCCAAACCTGCGTAAGAACTGGCGTTGCGCCGTCCGCTGCGGTGTTGATGTAGTTGTCGCCAACGAGCACCTGCTTGATGCCGTAAGCGCCGAGAGCCGCCGCGAAGTTTGACGGGGTAACATCGGCGATAGGGCCAAAGATACCGCGAACGAACTGCAGGGTCTGATAGCACGTAGAAACGCGCTCCCAAACTGGCCCGCTCATAATAACAGTGTCAGCAACTTCGCCGTTTGCGCGAACGCGACGGGCGGAAGCGATGATGTCCTGAATAGGATTCATGCCGGTTCCATCGGTTTTGTCGCGATTAGTGGCAGTATAAGCAACGCCGCTATTGGTCGCGCTGCCGAGGACGTAGGCGCTAGAACTAAAGATAGTCTGAGCGATCAGATACTCTTTAGTCAGTCCGCCGATTTCGGTTCCGAAGCGTCCAGAGAAGAACGCGAGGGCGTCGAATACGTTCTTGTAGTCGAGCGTCATTTCGCGGGGAACGCTGATTTCCAAGCCGCGAGGCGTGACGGTCAGTGTTCCATCGGTGAGCGTTGCGGTTGCGCGCTCGTATTTCGTTCCCATTGCGCGGACGTATTTTGTCGCGCCGATGTGACGAAGGCCGAGAGAGCCGCCGAGGGTTGCTTTGATGTAGTGCGCGTTGCGGTAGCTAATCGGCAGAGGGCCGAGAATCTTTTCACCGATTGCGCCTTTGATTGCTCCTTCGCCTTCAACAACTGCGAGAGCTAGTTCTTGCCTTGGAAGTGCTGCGAGATTTGATTGTGCTGGCATGGGGGTATGTTAGTTAGTAATTAGGCGAGGGTTGTGAGTTGCACGACGCCGAGGACGCCATCGCCGGATGCGGCTTGCACCCAACGGCCCATAAGCACCGCGTTTGTGGAGGTTTTGCTAAACTTGCCGGAAGCGGCTGAGTAGGCGAGATCGCCGATTGCGACTGCTTCGCTGGCAAGTGCGCTGATTTTTGCGCCCGTGCCGCAAGCGTGTCCTGTTCCGTAGCCAGAAGCGGCTACGTCATTGACGGTGATATAGTCGCCGCGAACGCTGATTGCTGCGACGCTGACCGTGCCGTCGCTGGCAAGCGTAGTGCGGAGACCGCGATTGATCGCGCTTGTAGAAGCGAGAATGGTTTGGGGGACTACCCCGATGTTAGTTGCTAGTTCTGCCATGTTAGTATGTGGTTAGGGGATTAACGAGAGGTGTGGAGTTGATAGAGTTCGGGTTTCTGCCGACCCATGAGAGCGATAGCTTGCCCGCGATTTTTAGCTTTGCCTTCCGCGATTTGCGAAGCGATGAAAGCCTCCGGGTCATTAGCGGCGTCGGGAGTAACGATGCCCTGCTTAAGCAAAGGCCCGCGCCCAAGGATAGCGGTCTGCGCGGCTTCCGCCTGAACTTTGGCTTCCGCGAGGATTGCGGTTTTGTCTGATTTAAGGGACGCGGTTTGACGCTTAATAGCGCGAGCAGCGCGAACGTGAGCGCGCATGATTGCGGGCTTCGTGTCGTCCTCTGGCTTCTTGTCTTCGTCGGTTACGCCGGATGCGGCTTCGTATTCAGCAAGCGCGGCGTCGTCTCCTTCGCCTTGTTTGCCGTCGTCATGTGAGTCAATGATTGATTGCAGCGCGGTTTTTACGGCTGGGTCAGCAAGCATCGTCAATAATTCGTCAATGGTCATGTTTTGGGGTTGGTTTTGTGAAAAAAGAGCCTTGTTAATCGCGCCCCGTTTTACGAAGTCGCAACTGACAAACTCTGTGGGAGTGCAACGGTTTTTGTCGCCGTCGCGGAAATTGTAATGAAAGAGCGGAGAGGTCGCGATGCCATCAGGGTCAGTCTTTGCGCGGCTAAAAATACCAGCCTTGCGAGGCGTATCGAAAGCGTTAAAGTCCGCGATTAGGTTTCCGCCTTCATCGCGCCTAAAGTTGCGATAAACACCGGCATCGTGATTCAGTCCGTCGTCTTGGCTGTCAAACCAATCGTGAGTAAAAAACGCAGGAACCTTGTCGCCTTTTTCTTTAGCTAGGTTGAAAAGTGCGGTGATTGCCTCGTTGTCCATCACAAGCCCGCGCCCTTGTCCTTCTTTTGATTCGCTGACTGCTCCAAGCGTAGCAATGCGAACGCCGGAGATGATTCCGTTTCGTTCGTCAATAATCGGATTTCCGATTTGGCTCTTAAATACAGCAACTTGCATTTGTGCGCTTATAGATTAAATCGGTTAGGCTTGCAAGGCTTTTTTCTCATTTGTGAAAAAATACTTTCGCAGATATGAGAAATCACCTAGGCGAAAAGCGTTTCCTCTAGTGCCAACATTTCAAACTTACTTTCCACATTTACGCCAGTTAGCCTATTAAGTAAGTCACTATATTGCGCGACGCTCTCAACTTGTATTTTGCGGAATTGAGTCAGGAAATCAAACGTGCAAAGGTCGCTCGCAAAAGCCGCTTGGCTGGTTGCTACATACGCACCATAAAGCGCGTATTCGATTTGATAAGCCGCATCTATAACGTCGCTAAGTTTTGCAAATTGACTAGCTGGCGATGCAATCGGTGGAAGCGTTGGCGTCACATTCCAGTCAGTCAAATAGGATTCGATTTTCTTCGCGTGCTCTAATTCGTCCGCGCTTTCTTTGGCGAAGTATTCAGCCGCTTTCAAAAAGCCGACATTCGCGCACCAATTAGACGCATCGCGGTAAAAGTAAAACGCCTTAAACTCATCGGATAAGCGCGGAATTAAAAGTGATACGATTTCAGAGGGGAGAACTGCGGGAGTTATCATAAATTATTGTGCGGTCGCTTGAGGCTGTGAACCGCCCGCCGCTGGCTTGCCTTGTTCAATGTTTTCTGCCGCCGCCGATTGCTGCGGGTTGTCGCTGTTTTGCGCGATGTCTGCGGGCGTGATGTCTGGCTTGTATCCCGCCGCAATTAGTTGCTTGTTTGCGTCCTGCCGAACCATAGAGCATTTCATTGCCCATTGCGCATTTTTTTCGAGAACATCTTCCCAATTTCGATTTGTCTCCGCAATCACATCCTGCGCGGCTTCCATTCCTGCGCGCACCATCGAAATGTTTTCCTTGGCATCATAGAACGCATCAACGCTAGGGGAGATCGGAAGCTGCCAGTTCCCGCGAAGGAACTGATCGCGCGGCATCCCGAAGGGCTTGCGAATGATTCCGCGATGGAGCGCATCCATTAAAACGCGGTCACGAATTGTATTGAGTCGAGGGCGGTGAATCGTGCGTTGGATTCGCTGGATTTCTTTGTCCGCTTTTTCAATCTCTAGCCGCGAAGGAGCGCCGCCAACTTTCGTTGCTGAAATCAAGAAGGCGTAGTTCAGACCTAGTGAAATAGCAACGCGCTCGTCGCTTGTTTCCACTCCCGCGATTAACTCCGGCCCCGGAGCGGTTGGATTAACAAACTCCGCACTGTCGCCGTTGTAGAAATACTCAATCATTGGCCCGCCCGGCTCGCGCTCAAAATACTTAATCGTATTGCCGCCAAGCGCCGGATCGCCCGTCATTACTTCTGAGCCATAACCATCGGCAGGCCCGCCGCTATTATTAAACACCCTGCCAGCCGTGCGAGCTTGCCGTTGCGCCGCGCTCAGTGCGGCTTGTAGCATATCCTCGCCCTTTTGCATATGCTGTAAAGCGTTTGCGAATTTAGTCACGCCACGCACTCCGCGAAAGCTCGCCGGATCGCGAAAATAAATCACGTCATTCGCATCATAGATTTGCGGGTTGCCATACCATGCGTTAGTGCGCTCGTAAATGCGATACGCAATGCAATCCGCCCCGCGAAAGTATCGGCCCGCAAAATAAATACAATCGCTGCCGGATGACTCGTAAAGCTGCCCGGCGGCATCACGCGAAAGCGAGCAAGGGCGCGGCATCGTGAACTGATACACCTCGCCTAGTTGGTCTGCGGAAAATTCAATCAGTCGCAAGTCGCCCATGGCGTCGCGCCAGAAAATCAAACCTGCATCGCCGCGCACGGGAGTTTCAATGTCAGCAGTGCGCGAAAAGGCGTCTTGCATCGAACAATCAACGCCCATCGTGGAGAAGTATCCACCGACGCCGTCCGCGCCTTGTAGGTATTGCTTGATCTCCCTATCAAGTCCCGTGTCTCCCGTGTGCGGAACGTAGTCAATCGAGCTAGAGCAATAATTGACGCGCTGCGCCAAGTATGCCGCGCCAATGGCTGAGTTTTTCGCCACCATTTCGGCGGTGAACTGCATACCGACTCGCTGCACGCTTGCGTATGTGGAGTTTGGATTTGTGCCGATGCGCGAGCCTTGGGTTGTTGTCGCTGTAGGCGTTGCCGCTCCATAGCCCGCGAACTGCGCCGTCCTGCGGTAAATGCCCTGCCCGATGTTCTTAATTGCGCCGAAAAGCGACGGCTTCGGATTAGGCAACGTTGGTGTCATAGGGGTAAAGTCTCTGCTCTACTTTCTGCGGAGGAGTCGTGCCTTGTAGTCTGTTTAACTCTGCTCGAAGCTCAATCATCTGTTGGTCAAATGGCATATATTCAATGCCGCTAGATTTCGCGCCTCCGCTTAGGCTTGTAAATCGCCCGTTCGTCATCAAGTCTTTGATCGCCGCCTTGAGTTCATCAACGGTAAAAAGGTCACGGAGTAGGTATGCTGGGGACGGCATCGCCAACCATATAAAGCAAACCGCTTGCAATAAGCAAGCATAAAAATGTGACGGTGAGCGCGCTTTTATTTGGTTACGGCTCCAGTGATGAAATAACTAGTGAAACACTTGCACCGCCTATTTACTGTTGCCCGTCTGTGCTGTTTTTTACGGCTGTTGATTAGATATAGCAAGCGGGAAAAATCCGTGCTTCATAGCAAGCGCAAGCGCCATAACTTCACAATCCCAAAAGTGATCCTTTCTCACTTTACGCCATGCGATAGGCTTCGGCTTGTTCGTCTTTTTGTCGGTCTCTGTGATAGCGATAAAAGCGGGCATATTGGCGACGTAAATCTCCGGCATATCGGACGCAATGCCGAAGTAACGTCCGCTAGAACCGCCAATAAGCGCGGACAAATAGCCGTAAAGAGTATTATTGTCTCCGACGATAACAAACGCCCATCCCTCCGGCAGAGCGCCCTTGCTAATCCCGCGCAGTCTATCAGGCTGCTTTTCGCCGACGATGCCGCTTTCCGGCTTTGGAGTTGAATACGGCATGGCAAAACTAATTTGCCGCCCGCCTTGCATCATCGTGTGGTATTGCTCCAAGTCGCTTCCGCGATACGCATACCATCCATATTTCGAGCACTCACGATAGACGAGGCGGTTTTCATGGCCGGAGTCCACAATCACAAATGAATCTTTGCCGTTAATCGCGCCGTCTGTTTTTGCTTCCTGCACGTTTAACGTCACTGCCATTTCGTGAAGCTGCGCGAACGTATCAAGTCGCCGGTAATCTATACGGCGAGAGTTGCCCTGCCTGTCGTATTCCACGCAAAGCGCGTGAATGTGCGCGCCCTCGCTGCCGCTTCCCGCCTGAAAATCCGCGCCGATGAATCGCCGTGTTTCTTCGCCGTCTTTCCACGGGTCGCCGAGCTTGTAATCGTTCACGCCTTTTTCTCCGCCGAAATTCGGCAAGAACGGCTTCCAAGATTTGCACAGTCGCTTTTTATGGAAATCTTCCAGCGGCTTTAAGTTTCCGAGCTTCGCCGCTTCCATTGCCGCTTGCGACTCAATCAGCATTTCACGCCATGAAATCCAATGGGCGGCGAACACTGACCAGCGGAAGGAGCGCGTTTCCGGCGATGCTGTCGGATTCTGCGCAACATAGTCGCCGTCTTTTACAAGCGCGTAGCGTTCGCGGGCGGTGTCTTGAAATGATTCGTGGCAATGCGGGCAAACGCAGGAAATCGAGTCGCCGTTAATCACGAACACCTCCGCGCCGTATTTGTCCTTGGCATCTTCCGCCCAGAGTGGCCAAAATAGTTCCGTGCATTTTGGGCAGCGAAAATGCCACTCGTCCTGTTGGCCCGCGAGAAAGAATGTGTCCACTTCCTTGCCCTCATCTGGAGCCGTAGTGATATGCGTTGCCTGTCGGTTGTATCTCCCGCCAAGCCGCTTCTCAAACTCAATAAGCCGACCCGGCGCGTAGCTATCTAGGTGCGCCTCGTCGCTCTGCATATATCGGCATTGCAAACTTTGAGCCGATGAAATGCCGGGCCCCGATATTGCTAAAAACTTATGACGGAAAAGCCATAGGTCATTTGTCATTGCATACTTTTCGCGGGAAAGTAATCGCATTGCATTTGGCAAAGAACGTATCCAATCTTTTCCGCGAGTCTTCGCCCAAGTTGCGGCGTCGTCGTCTGTTTGGCAAACCATAAGCTGGTCGCCGGGGTCGTGAATAATTCGCTTCGCGTTTATGATTTGCCCCAAAACCGTTCCCATACAGGAACTAGCTTTATAAATCACAAGTCTTTTACATGAAATATCGTCGGCGGCATCCATTGGCTTGCGAATAAATGGATATAGCTCGTCTCTGAACGGCCCCGTAATCGGAGACGACTTGTCGAATCGAATGTTTTGCCGCGCAAATTGTATTGTCGTCATTTTCCGAATACCGACTCCAGCTCTGATTTCCCGTGCGTGAATCGGTGATGTATCGTGTCGTATTTAGTTCCAGAGATTTCTGCCCACTCTTTTATGTGGAGGTTTGTTTCGCCTATCGTGAGTCGTATTGACTGACGCTTGTTTCGTGACTGCGCCTTAGAATCAGCCCAAATGCAATTCAATTTCTCGTAATTTCCGTTCACGTCAATCCGCTCAATACTAAGTCCGTTCGGGCGATGGCCCATGTCCTCTAAAAAGTTAGCGAATTTTTTCCACCTTTCGCAAACTACAATTCCGCGCCCGCCATAGTTTTTATATTCAGCGTTATCTGGATTGGTGGTTCTTTTAATCATTCCTGCCCATGTTTCGTATTCGCGGCTTCTTTTCCTTCGCTTGGAGTGCCCGTGAGTTTGAATCGCCGCAGTTACTCGTTCATTTCTGAGGCATCCGCAGCTTTGTGTTTGTCCACTGATAATGTCGTATCTGTAAATCAATTTTTGCTTTCCGCAATCGCAGCGACATAGAATTTTCCACTTGGCGACAAGCGGCAAGCACTGAAGCCTGCCGTATTTATTCCCGATGAAAACCGCCTTGTCTTTTTCCTTCATGGCGGTTAGTGAACTGATAGCTTCTTTCATAGTGTTTTTATGTATTGGAGTTAGAGCGTTGCTGATGCTGAATACATTGGCAACGCTCGTTCTTTTTACAGTGAACACGTTAAGAAGTCAACCACGCGGGAAGCACGCCGTCATTCTTTGCCGCCGTAATCGCGCCTTCCTTTGCCGCGCGGTAGTTTCCCGCATGGGCGATGTGAAAAGCCTCTGGCGAGTCGCACAGCGCGGCGGATTGCGCGTCTGCGATGATTGTCTGCTCTATGGCGAGGTCAATGCTAAGTTGATACTGCGCGAAAATCTCTTTGCACTCGCTCACAAGAATCTTCTCACCCTCGCGTTTCTCCGGCGCGACGGACTTGTCGTATTCCATCAGAGCCTTGCGCGCCACGTCCCAGCGTTTGAAGGCAAAAAGCAGGTCGCTCTCGATTCTCGTCTTTGTGGTTGCCCAAAGTTCCCGCTGCTCAGTTGTCGCGTTTAACGACGGCTCTTCCAGCGTGAATAGCATCGCCTCTAGTGCTTCTTTCGATTGGTAGCATTTCAACTCCTCCGTCTCTAGGCGTTTTAACGCTGCTGGCGCGCCCGTGCCGTCGTTTTGTGTAGTCTTTGCCATATCAGCCCGTGATTATCTCCCAATATGCGAGACGATGAAAGCAATTACTGCCATCCGATTCGTCGCGTGCTTCGTGTGCGCCTTGTTCGTTTTGCATTACATAGCAGTTGATGCGAATGTCGGCTTTTGTGATGCCGATGAAACGGAATCCTGCGACGTTAGGAATTGAGGAAAGCGGGAATCGTTTCATTGCTCGTTTAAGAAAGCAATTTCCGGCTTTTCTTTCCTGATTTTAGCATATTCAATCTGAACCTTGCAAGTGCCGATTATTTTACCAGCCGCATTGCTTAGTTCCTTGGCTTGATTGCCCCGCCTTGGGTCTTTTTTTAGCGTCTCGAATACGTCGCAAAGCTCGTTCCGTAAGTCGTGGATGTTTTTCATATGATTTGTTTAGTTTTTTAATTGCTAATTGAGCGGCTTTCGCCATGACTAGGTTTTCGTTTTTGTTTGCTGGATGACCAAGCATTTGCTTGGCTGCTCCAATTCTTTGCTCTGGGGTTGGAATCCATATTTCTGATTTATATTCTGAAATTCTAAGGCGGCAATCTCGACAATAACTAGCATACATTCCCATTTCCCTTACTTTTGTCATTTTTCCGCATCTTCGGCACTCCATAGAAGCGTCGAGCAATACCAACCTGACACGTTCTCCGCTGTATTTTCTATAATTTGCGCAGATTTTTTTAAGGTCTAGTTTCATTTGCTGAGTCTTTTTGATATCAGATAAATTCAACGGTGATTTTGACTTTTCTTCCCAAGAAATTGTGCATTTGCGGTTCCGCGCTTGAAGGCATCGGCATCGTTATCCCTGTTGCGACGGGAATTTCTTTTGAATAATCCGAAAAGGCACGAAACTTCACTAGGCCCGGAGCTATGCGGGAGTGATTGGATTCCGCCTCCGTGATATGCGCGGTTAATTCGTATTTGATTGGCGATGTTTTGCTCATTTGTCTGTAGCTTGCAGTTTTTCAATGGCTGTCGTGATGGCGGATTGCGCGTCGGCAATGGCTTCTTGCATGGCGAGGGCGTTTGCTGCGAGCTTGGCGTTATTCTCCGCGATGAGTCTGTCGAGTTCGGCTAGTTTCGCGTCGTATTCGGCTTGGAGTTGGTCGTAGGTTTTCATAATTGGTTTTTGTTTGTGTAGGTTGAAAGTGCGCGTTAGTCCCGAAAGTCTGATTCGTTGGCTTTCTGGAATTGGTTGCTATCGTCGCATGATTCATGCGCGCAGCTTCCGTCGCGGTATTGCGTGCCTTCGTCGTCGAGATTGACAAATTCTCCGCAGAATTTGCAGTTGTCTTTCGGGAATGTGTTTTTGCGTTGGCTTGTTTTCATGGGGGAAAGCTAGAGCGTGCCTCGTATTCCGTCAAACTCTTTTTCACCTTTCAGCTAAAAACTTGCAATTTACCTACGTAAAAATAAATTGTGATTGCAACAAAAGCGGGCGCTATTTCAGCGCGAGATTGCATGAAAATCGGGCGTGGCCTGCGGGATTTGCTTGGCTCGATTTCACTCCAAAGGGGACAATTCCACCGGCTCGATGTCCCGACCATTCCGTTGCCGTCACCGATATGCCCGCCAGTCGCCTCTTCCCGCTCTCCATGACGCCCGCCAGCGCGTTTTTCCTGCTCTCGCGGGAGAATATAGCGAAAAGCGCAAAAAGAGCTTGCAAGGGGCGACAAGATGAGCGATAAGCCTTCCAGTTCGCAGGTCAGATGCGATGCCAAGATTTCTTTGGGGTTCGCCCCGAAAGCCGCACTGTGTTTGACCCGCAGTGCGGTTTTTCTTTGGCCTCATGCTACGGCATACGCACAAAGAGCCGCATAGCGAACACGAAAGACTCGCCAGCGTTACGGGCGAGAATAAAGAGCGGACAGCAACAATGGCCGCGCACGAGGGACGCACTTGAAACAATGCGCGTGATAGCCTTGTGAACTGTATATCGAGAGAAGTTCAAATCTTCTCACTTTGACCGTCATTGTGCGCGAGCACGTGAGTTCACAGGCCAAGTCGTTACCGGATGACCGAGCGACGCATTGCTGGCAGCCTGTGCGTCCTTCGGGACGGTGTTGGAAACCTAAACCGAAAACCTAATCGGGCAGCTTCTTTCAATCAACTTGCCTAGCAATAGGTGAGTTGTGCCGTGTTCCCTCCCTCGCTCCTATCAGGCAATTCCTTTCAGACAATAAGGCGAACTAAACACCATGAAACTCACAAGATTCCAACTAGTCCACGCAACAGACAAGCAGCTTGCCGTAATCGGCGTCACAAGGCGGCTTAATGCTGGATGGCTAAAGAAAGCACTCGAAACAGACTGGAAAAAGGAAGATTTGAACAATTTTGACGCCGCTCTCGTAAAAAAAGGACGCGCAGTGACCGATTTCGAGCTAAAACAGCAATTCCACCACGTTCTCGCCTCGATTAAGGCGGGACAACTCATTTCAGCCCAAGATGCGGCCCGAAAGATACTGGAAATAGTAGAGTCGCTGTAAAACATCGCGCAAAACAGCCAACACAAGCGTTTTACGCGCAACTAGTGCAATATAAGGCCTCGTGTGTCACCAGTTTCGAGCACTCGACCTACCCCGCGCGCTCCATCGCCACCACTTCCACCTCGCCGACGCCCAAGTCGTCCACTCTCCACGTCACGCAAGCGCACTTCCCGGCCTCCGCAGCACGTATCCTCGGCGTGATAGCCTCCAGCACGCACAACCGACTCAGTAACTCGCGCTCGATTGGGTAAATCTCGGTGAACTCATGCCGCCGGGATAGCACGACGCGACAAGCGAGACAACAATTTCCGCGCCATAGGCACCGGCAAGGAATCTTTTCCCACACTTGGCACGACCCTAGCCACTGAAAGCAGGCGCTTCCCCTTACTCGAATCGTTTTTTCAATTCACCCCTTTTCGCAATAATGAGAAACTAGAGCGGCCATTTTCTCAAATATGCGAAAACAGCATTGACAACTTACGCCAATGCGTTAATTATCAACGCAAATGGACATTCCATTCGACATAATGACCGATACGCTGACGGACGCGCAGTTGGATGCCTTGGCTGATGAAGCCGAGTGTGCCCGCCGCGAAGATGCGTTTCTTGCCGCGCTAGAGCGCGAACGGGAAGCGGCTGGCGTATTCGTGATTTGACTAGGCTTTAACTTTCGGGTCGCCGTCTGTGAAGTCGTCTCCGTCGTCTTTCCATTTCTTCTCGCCGTCATCCTCGTCATCGTCGCATTTGTCGAGAACGTCTAGTTGATACGCGGCGGCGTCGGCAAGCCCCTTTGCAGCAAACACGCTTCCGCCATGCTCGATAATCGGCAAACGTGACGCCTTTTGCGCGCAGACTATCACATACTCCGCGAAGTGTTCGCCTAGAAGCTCTGCGGCCCTTGCAAGTGCTTGTTCAGCGGCTTCGTTCATGGCGATTCATGGCAGAGGCTTGCGCCTTTTGTTCGTTCGTTTGCGTCCGCTTTTTCCGATGCGGAAAATCATATTGCCGACGCCGCACACGGCGACGATGAGCGACGCGGCGGTGATTGCTTCTGGTAGTCCCGGCTCGCTCACGCGTATATCCTCCCGTCAACGATGCGATAGTTGCTCACTTCAAACCGCCCTTCGTTGTCCGTCTCTACTTTGGCGAATCCGATGTTCCATTTGTTGAGCGGCATATAGCGCGGGTGAAGGTCGCAGAGACAGCCGAGTGACCACGCGCTGACAACCTTGCCGTCTAGGTCGCTTTCGCTGTGTTGGCTGGTTTGATGGAAGTGTGAACACATGACGGAAACCTTTGCCCGCATGAAAAGCCCGCGTGCCGGATTGACGGGATTGCTAATGCTGAATCGGTATTCGTGCCCGTGGAGAACGCTCAACTTGCCGAGCTTCACGGGGCGCATATCATCCACGATTTCAATGCCGAGCTTGTCGGCGTGAACTAGTCGGCCAAGGTCGAAGTCTGGCACGTCGAGAAAGACGGCATGGTCTTTCTTCATCACGTTCATAAATCGTTCTTCGTGGTTGCCGAGCTTCCAAACAATCCGCGCCTTTGGAAAGTTTTCGCGCAAAGTCTCTAAGAAAGCGATGGTGTCCGAAACTTCGCGGTGGAAAGGAAACTTGCGCGGGTCAACCTCCCACCGGCTGAGTTTGTAGCAATCCATCAAGTCTCCGTTCAAAAGTATCACGTCGCACTTGTCGCGTTTGCCTTGTTTGAGCGATAGAACGAGGCTTTTCTCATCATGAAAAGGGATGTGAATGTCGGAAAGCACAAGGCACCTCGCCTTTCCGTCCACATCGAATGTTCTCCAGTCTATTTCACGCGAGCCAACGGGCACGCCTTCCCATTCTCCGGCGCATCGCTTCGGGCGAACAAGATCGGCAACTGCGCTGAATTTCATATGCTTCGCGCCGTGAAGCCCCATCACATCACGAACCGCGCACCGCGCCCTTTCCACTGTAGGGTAAAGCTGCGGGAAGTCTCGATTGAGCATCCTTGCAAGCGTTCGTGCCGGAAGAGTGGGGAAGCGGCGACAAAGATTGACGGCCTCGGTTTTAACGGGTGTTTCCTTCGTCATAAGTTTCGCCTCTCTAGCTAGTTTTTCGCAGATGTAAAGCTAGAAAGCGCGTCCGGCTCTGCATAGCTTATGCCAATGCCTAGACTTTCCGCAATTTCTATCTCTGCACGCACGCCTTTTGACTCTTTCCAGCCGTCAAGCATAAGCACGATTACTTGCGAGCAGCATTTTAGGATTTCACGGTCATATTTCTCCCAAAAATCCCAACTTGTCGGCAACGCCCCGGCCTCGGCTATCGGGTGAGAGTGCGAGATTGGAGATAATATGTGAAGCCCCTGCGCCATGAGCACGGCGGCGGCTTTGGATACGGCTCGAAAGCGGGCGAGCATCACGGCGCGGTCGTGGTGCGTGTAGGGTGTGGCTAGGTATATCATGATTGCGGGTGCTTCTGTGGCGGATTGCACGAGATAATGACGCCCATTTCCTCGGTGGCTTGCGCCATCGTCATCAACCCTTCGCACATCCGGCCATGTAGGGCGCGGAGTTGCGCGCACTTGGCGATGATATGATGCGTGTAGGCGATCTGGTCAATGGCTTCTTCGCGTGCGGCGGAGGCAAACCACGATAGCCCGCCCGTTGGTAGGTCGGTGCGGTGCTCGGCCTGCCCGCGTAGATACTTAGCTTTTATTTCAGCCTTGGCGAGTGCGGCGATTTCCTCGCGGTCGGTGAGTGCGGAGAGCGGGACGTAACTCATAGGCGCGAACGCTAACAGCAAAGGCACGAGTTAGGCAACGGAAAATTGCGGACGGTTAGCTAACACCATGCGAGACGGTTAGCTAAGTTAAGCAAATAGTTAGCTAGCGTGTAATACTAATGAAGTTGACAGTTAGCTAGCGCGAGGGGTAGAATCACAAATGAGAAAAGAC